TAAATAGATGTACGTGTGGGAGGGAAGTCCATGCTTTCCTCCCTTTTTCATATGAATACCGGAGACAAAAATGGCTGATGAACGTGACGGTCTGAATTTGTTCGGGTTTAATCTAACTCGTAACAATAAGAAGAAAGAAGAGAAAGAACAGCTCCCTTCTATCGTTCCACCACGGGACGAAGACGGTGCAGGTTATGTAACTGTAACCAGTGGCGGTGGTGCTTATAACCATACGCTGAGCTTTGACCAGAATTCACAAACTGTTAAAGATGATAAGCAACTGATCATGCAATACCGTGATGCAGCAATGCATCCTGAGATTGATCAAGCTATTAACCATATCGTTAATGAAGCCGTTGCATCCGATCACGAAGTAGTACAGTTGAATGTAGAGAAGCTGGAGATTTCCAACTCTATTAAAAAGAAGCTGCAAAACGAATTCGATGGCATTATGAATATGCTCGACTTCCATAACAATGCAGCAGATATGTTCCGTCGATTCTACATCGATGGTCGTCTCTACCATCATCTCGTTGTTGATCCTAAGCGTGAAAAGCTTGGTATCCAAGAGATGCGTTACATTGACTCAATCAATATCCGTAAAGTTAAAGAGGTCATCAAAGAGCGTGACCCTCGTACAGATGTTGAAGTAGTTGTAGGCGTAAAGGAATATTACGTTTACGAGCCGACTGCAACAAACAACACACGTTCAATCAGTGGTGCTAAAACTGCTGTTAAGTTGTCTGATGCGTCGGTTTCTTACATCACGTCTGGTATCATGGATTCAAGCCGCGTGCGTGTAATTGGCCACCTGGATAAAGCACTTAAGCCGCTTAACCAGCTGCGTATGATGGAAGATGCACAAGTAATCTACCGTCTTGCTCGTGCTCCTGAGCGTCGTATCTTCTATGTTGATACTGGTACTATGCCTACTGGTAAAGCCGAAGAGTACATGAAAGACCTGATGGCTAAGTACCGTAACAAGATGACATACGATGTTACTACCGGTAACCTCTCGAATAACTCACGTTCTATGTCGATGCTTGAAGACTTCTGGCTGCCACGTCGTGAAGGTGGTCGCGGTACTGAGATTAGCACTCTGCCTGGTGGCACGAACCTTGGCGAGATTGATGATATCATTTATTTCCAGAAGCGTCTGTACAAGGCTCTGAACGTCCCTATGTCGCGTCTGGAGCAAGAAGCACAGTTTAGCTTGGGTCGTGCATCTGAGCTGACACGTGACGAACAATTCTTCCAGAAGTTTGTTGACAGTATTCGTAACCGCTTTGGTAAGATGTTTATTGAAATTATGGGTACACAATGTATTCTTAAGAACATCTGTACTAAAGAAGAATGGGACGAGTGGAAGTCTTCTATTTTTGTTGAGTTCCTTACCGACAACTACTTTACTGAACTCAAGACTGCTGAAATCATGGGTGACCGGATTGAGCGTCTTGATCGTGTTGCTTCTTACGTTGGTGAATACTTCTCGCGTGAGTGGGTAATGAAAGAAATTCTTATGATGAGCGATGATGACATTACTGCAATGAACAAGCAAATGAAAGCTGAACTTTCATCTGGTATTGTTAACATCGATACTGATGCAGAAGACGAAGTACCCGCTGAAGCACCTGCTGAAGAAGAAGAAGAAGCAGTGATTGATGTAACAAAGACTAAGGAAGAACAAGTTTCTACTAAGTCTGCGATTACTGAGCAGCTCGAACAAGAATCATTGCTTGCTGAAATTGACCTTATAAATAAGCTTACTGAATCCTTGGAAGAGTAGAGTATGAAAGAGTCAACTGCTGCACTTGCTGCTACAATGGCAGCTGTCAATAAGCTGAAGAACCAAATCAAAGAGCAAGTCGGTCCTGAAGGTCCGAAAGGCGAACAAGGTCCTGTTGGTCCAAAGGGTGATCAAGGACCTAAGGGTGATAAAGGTATCAAAGGTGATAAGGGCGACAAAGGCGATCGTGGGGCACAAGGTCCCCAGGGCGATCGCGGTCCTATTGGCGAACGCGGTGATGTTGGTCCTGAAGGTCCACGTGGTCAACAAGGTGATAGAGGTCAACCGTTTACCTTTAATGACTTTAGTGAAGGTCAACTAGCTGAGTTGAAAGCACCTGGACCACAGGGTGAACGTGGCGCTGTTGGTCCAATGGGTCCGCAAGGTTCAACTGGTCCACAAGGTGTACAAGGCGAGACTGGACCACAGGGTGAAACCGGTCCGCAGGGTATTCAAGGCGAACAAGGCCCACAAGGCATTAAGGGCGAAACTGGTGTTGCTGGTCCGAAGGGTGACAAAGGCGATACTGGTGAAGCTGGTATCCAGGGTGAACAAGGTCCAGTTGGTCCTGTAGGTCCACGTGGTCCACAAGGCGAACGTGGTGAACAAGGTCCACAGGGTGACGCAGGTCAAACTCCTGATATCAAACCACTTGAAGAAAAAGTAGAAAAGAAGATTAGCGAATTGGCTGACCGTATGCAGTCAAACGTTCGTAACACTATTCGCTCGGCTACATCTTCTACCACATCCGGTGGTGGTTCATATAAGATTATGGACAACTCCGACGTTGTTTATTCTAAGCCTTCTAATAATGATATTCTTCAGTTTGATGGTAACCTCAGTAAGTTTGTTGCACGTCCTGCAGCAGCTACAGCAACTGGTGGTTATGAATTTACCGGTGGTTTTGAAAATAGAAGCAATGCCATAACATATTCTCAAGACCAAGCTGCGGCTGGAACTTGGATGAGATTTGGATTTAGCTCTGCTAAGCAGTTGACTACTGACGGACCGTATTGGGGTGATGGACCAGACCCAGACGAAGCACCGCATGCCGGAACAACAGACTATCAAGGTGTCGGATCATTCTCCGGTGCTTACATGCCGTCGGACGTGACGTCAATGATTAATTATACAGATAATACAGCATACAATCAAGCATTAACAATGTCTGTAACAACCGCTGGCGTGGTAGAAAATTTACCTGTAACAGCAGCAATTGGATCGTATAATTTTAAAGAATACAAAGTAGGCGACTTTGCTAATATTCGTGTTGACTTTAATGTTACACCACATATCGCAAATACAACACTTGAGTGTGCGCTGATATGGAGTACTAGAGATGCTAACGATAACATCACTTTTACATTCCCATTAACAATTACTCCGTTTTTCTTTGGCGACAACACAGCAGGAAAACAGTTTTTAACTAGACCTATGTTTACAGCATATTTTGCTTCGCAAGAAGATATAAACGCTAGAGCATTATTTGCAATAAAGTCTGATAATCGAATCACTGTCGAACCGTTTACAACATTAACCACAGTAGTAGCTAGGTAATATAATATGAGTCAATTTGTAGTTAAAAGAAACTTTGCTGGAAACTGTCTTACTTTTGAAGGTAGTTCAAACCCAGTATTTTTTAATAACACTGTTAGAGCAGAAGTTAATGCTGACAATTCGGATAACATTAACATTGTAAACGACATTAGAACAGGCACCGGAGTACACTCAAATCCGGACCAGTATGAATTTTGGGACGTGCCGTATACTACTTTCTGCGACGAAGACGGCGCTGCTTTTCCAGACTGTCAAACTGCTGTTGATTACATTAATGAAAGAGCAAGAGTTTTAGACACAACAGGTCGATTTGTTTTGGACGCAGACGACACACTGGATTTTTCTATCGACGATACACGAACAACAATTTTTGTTGACAACGGTCTTACGTTTCCAGTGGGATCAATCTCTGCTGCTTCAAACGACGACGGACATATCAACATAACATCTAGTTCAGGTGATTTGGTTATTTTCAGAGACTTGAGATTAGCAAATGCTAGTATTGATGGTGCTGTTGTTACGCAAACTTTGAACACTGCTGTAAATGAATTAAACTCTTTATTTTCTCAAACTGGCGGTACTGTAGTTCCTGTTATTTCTTCAGCGAGTACTATTAATATTAGTGTGGGTGATATTCTTAACTATGAAGCAACAACCTCCGCTGGTGATGTAACAGCTTACGAATGGACTAATCTACCAGAAGGTGTAACTCAGGTTACTAATCAGCCACATAAGCTGATCGGCGGTTCGGACTTGAATGCCGGTACATACCCTATGACACTGAGAGCCCACAATTATGCTGGGATGGATAAACAAACAGTTACACTTAATGTAAGTTCAACTTATACAAACTCGAAGTCTACTCAGTTCGGTGATACTGAATATAGTATTAGAACAAGACAGAGTGGTGAATTTACAAATCTTTATAAACCAAGTGGTTCAGCAATGTCTGCCCATAGTTATTCTATGTGGTTCAAACCAGTCTCATCAGCTAATCCTCCCAATAACCAATCCATTTTCTTTGCCTTTAGTCAGTTAGGAACATTTACTGGAACAAGTTTTATTGATCTCAGGTGGCTAGGACCTGATGCTGGTAATCAAAGACTTAGATTACAGTATTCAGTTTCTGGTAGCACTGACAGATTGTCATTACTCACTGATGTGGGAACAGTTCCTGCTGATGGTGATTGGTATCATATCGTTGTGACTTTTGATGGTAGTTCTAATGGTTTACTAGAATCTACTCCATATACTTTAAAAATTTATATTGATGGTTCAGAAGTATCGACTACTTCAACTACATTCAGTCAAGGTGGTGGAGTTGCTGATACTGATGGACCAATCGAACCTGTATATGTTGGCTTCGGTCGTAACCCATCTGGCTTCCATTTGAGAGGTTCCCGAATTGATGAGTTTGGTTACTGGAACCAAGAACTCACATCATCACAAGTTTCTAATATGTACAATTCTGGAACACCTACGGATCTTACTATCTTTACTCCGGCGCCTGCTCATGTTTATAGAATGGGCGACGGCGATACTTTCCCGACTATTGAAGATAGGGTAGGAAACGCAGATCAGACTATGACAAATATGTCTGCTTCAGACTTTGTAAATGATGCACCTTAATTTTTGGCAAAATAGGGGTGAAATATTCCCCTATTTTTGTTGTGATTGTAAGTAAAAAGTTTGTATAAATAAAGATATAAATGTTACCAAGTGGAGTAATAATATTATGACTGAGAACATTAAGAATTTCGTACACGCTGTTGTACAAAAAGATTTTGATGCAGCTAATGGTCATTTCGAAGCTGAGATGCAATCCCGTATGGCGGATCGCTTTGAGCAAGAAAAGATCAGTGTTGCGTCTGGTATGTTTAACGACGTAAACGAAGAAGAGTAAGATGAAAACCTTTGCAGACCTGCGTAGCACTTTGAATGAAGCTGCCGATAAGAAGATTAAGGTTAAAGGCCAAACTGTAACTCTGAAGCCGAACGGTAAGCAGGTCGATGCTTACATGGGTAAAGAGAAGCTTGGTACCTTTAAAGACGCTAAAGCCGCTGCAAAGGAAATCGAGGCTTTTCTCGATCAGATTAAATAAGGGAAACGACCATGAAACTTATTAGTGAAAATACTAACCCAGACGTTGGCTATGAGATTGTTGAATCCGTAGACGCTTCTGGTGCACCTGCTAAGAAGTATTACATCACTGGTATCTTTGCTCAGGCTGAGCAGAAAAACCGGAACGGTCGCATCTACCCTAAAGCAGTACTCGAAGGTGCTGTTAATAAATATGTAGAAGAACAAGTAGCGACTGACCGTGCGGTTGGTGAACTGAACCACCCTAACAGTCCTACTATCGACTACAAAGAAGTTTCGCATCGTATCACTGAACTCTACTGGAGTGGCAATGATGTGATGGGGAAGGCATTGATCCTTGACACACCTAACGGCAAGATTGTACAATCTCTGCTTGACGGTGGCGTGAAGATCGGTGTTTCTACTCGTGGTATGGGAACAGTCGCAAATAAAGGCGGAGTCAACATGGTAAATGAAGACTTCGTTCTGAATACAGTCGATATCGTTCAGGACCCATCTGCACCATCTGCATATGTCAATGGCATTATGGAAGGTGTTGATTGGGTACTTAATGAGTCGGGTGCATTCGTTCCGCGGCGAATTGAAGAAAATGAGACTGAAATTGAAGAAGTGTCTGAAGCTGAACTCGCTGAGTCGCAGCTTAGAGAATTCGAGAATTTCCTCTCTAGGTTTTGATTTAATAAAGGAATCAAGTAATGAGTGAAGAAAACTTCGAAATCGAAGAGATCATTGCTGAAGACTCCGTCGAATCCGTAGAGGAAAGCGATGTAGTTGAGGGCGTTGATCTCGACGAAGGCAAACATGCCAAGAAGGAATCCGGTCATGAGTCTGATGAAGACGAAGACGAGGATGACGACGAGGACGAAGAGCTGGAAGAAGCTGCTATTGACGGCGACGCTCCAGTTACTACTTCTCAGGCAAAAGCGCCTATCGCTAAGGGCGACGCTAAAGGCGTAAAGGCTCCTGGTACTAAGTTTGGCATGCTGGCTGCAATGAACAACCACATGGCAAACATGGACAAAGCTGCACTTAACGCAATGTACCATAAGGTTATGGAAGGTGTTGAAGAAATCAACGTTGAATCGTACGACTTCTCTGAAGACCTCGATGCACTGACTTCCGGTGAAGACTCCCTGTCCGAAGGCTTCCGCGCTTCGGCTGGTACTATTATGGAAGCTGCTGTAGCATCTAAAGTTGCTACTGCTGTTGAAAGCCTGGAAGAACAGTACGCTGAAGAGCTGTCCACTGAACTGAACGAGTTTACCGAGAACATGGTTTCTAAGGTAGATGAGTACCTCAACTATGTTGTTGAGAACTTCATGGCTGATAATGCTCTTGCTATTACTAACGGTCTTCGTACTGAAATCGCTGAAGACTTCATGGGCAAGCTGCATGGCCTGTTCACTGAGTCTTACATCGAAGTTCCTGAGACAAAGGTTGACCTGGTTGACTCTTTGGCTGAGGAAAATGCTGAACTGAAAGACAAGCTGAACCAGTCGATTGAACTGGGTCTGTCTGTCAACGAAGAACTTAAGGTTCTGCAGCGTGCTGCTATCGTAGCTGAAGCTGCTGGTACCTTGACTGCTACGCAAGCTGAAAAGCTGGCTGAGCTGTCCGAAGGTGTTGAGTTTGTTACGGAAGAAGACTTCCAGGGCAAAATCGATACTCTCGTATCTTCTTACTTCAGTACAAAGACTAAGACTGTTACCTCTGATTTGGTAGAAGAAGAAGTTGAAGCAGAGGCTGCTGCACCTTCGACGACTATCGATCCCCTGATGGAAGCAACACTTGCTGCTCTCCGTTCTACTAAGTAAAAACCCGATTTAAGTTACAAGGAAAATTAAAAATGACTTACAATCTCGCTTCCGCTGACAAGCTGGTTGAAAAGTGGGCTTCCGTTCTGAACGAAGAATCCCAGCCAGCTATCAAAGACTCCCACCGTCAGATGATGACCGCTATCATGCTCGAAAACCAGGCTGTTGCTCTGGCTGAGCAGAATGGTCAGATTAACGAAGAGTCCAACACTGGTTCCATGACTTCTTGGGACCCAATCCTGATGAGCCTGGTTCGTCGCTCCATGCCTAACCTGATGGCATACGACGTTGCTGGCGTACAGCCAATGACTGGCCCAACCGGTATCGCTTTCGCTATGAAGGCACGTTACGGCGCTGGTGACACCTCGTCCCGTGAAGCACTGTACAACGAAGCTGAGACTCAGTTC